AGATTCGTATCTCGATCTCATTGGATATGCCGCTATCTTGGGTCGATTACGATTTTCGACACCAGAAGATTGGGACGACATTGAGTCTGACTCGCAATCACAATAGCAATCAATACTGCGACTACTGCAAATATCGCTGGGGACAAAATAAGAATGGCTGGGATTTAAGAGCTACAACACCAGCAGTCTGGAAAGTCCAAAGCGAGACACCGCTTCGAAAGGCTCAGGTTAGGTTCTATTGCCAGCCTTGCGCCGATGATGCACAGAACTGGCCAGATGGCACATTTTACTCATTAAAAGAACAGTTAGAAGATGCGATAAATGATTTCGCAGGGAGAGAGAAGTTAGATGTCGAATTACCTAGATGATTATGTGAGTGTTCAAGACCGATTAAAGGAGTTTATAAATGCTTATCCAGATTATAGAATCAAGACTCATATCTTGGCGGAGTCGCTTGTGGCTAATTGCGATGTCTATATCATTAAAACTGAGCTATATCGCACTGAAGCTGACACACACCCTTGGACTACAGGTCTATCCAGTGAGTCTAAATCCAAGCAATATGCACTGGAGCTTGCGGAAACTGGATCGTTGGGACGCGCACTTAACCTCGCTGGATACTTCGCTAAGACTAAACAAAGCCCAAAGAAGGCAATTGAAACGACTAAGCCAGCTCTTGCGGAATTCATAAAAGAACAGCGCCCTAATGACCCTGAGCCAATTGTTTGGGATGTAACTGCAATAGCAGACCAATTAGGTGCTGAGATAATTGATGAAATCCCATTATGTTCTGGTGGAGATGGGCCAATGGTCTTAAAGACTGGCACAAAAGAAGGCAAAGAATATAGGGGCTGGGTTTGCCCTACACCTAAGTCCGGTCATCCTGCTAAGTGGATGAGAGTTGGTTCAGATGGGCATTGGGTTTTTCAGAAATGATTAAAGATGCACACCCTTTCCCTTGCAGTAATTGCAAGTTAGTTACACCGCATACAGAGATGAAGCGGTATAACACAGAGGATGTTGCTGAAGCGCCTGAGGAAGTGTGGTTGGTTGAGTGCCAGCGATGCTTCCTTCAGCGCATTATATATCCATCTGATCGCGTAGCCAGTAAAGAAGATGACATTATTCGTTGCGAGCAATGCGGTGGATGGAAGATGAAATCTGGTAAATGTCGAGTATGCCGATTAGCAGCTGGTTTTGAGCAAATCAGCGTAAAATACTGGACAGGCAACTCGACTATGGAAAGGCTTTATAACGATGAGCAAACCTCACTCTATTAGATATATCCGTCAGCTAATGGAGTGGGGCTTTGATAAGGAGTTTATCGCCAAGGACTGTGGAATCAATATCCACTCACTAGAAGTTAGATTAAATAGAGCAAAGAAAAGGGAGCAAAGAGATGGGAATCAAGGAACTGAGTCTGGAACTAGCAGCGGTGAGTCTGATAGCTGATGAGGCTAAGAAGGCTAAAGATAGGCTGAGAGCGGCTCTACAGGCCGAAATGGACGCTATTGGGGCAGATAGGGTAAAGGCTGAATATGGTGATGATGTGATTGCCTATGTAACGACCAGCAAACCTAAATTTAAGTGGATAGTCAAGAATGATAAACAGTTTGTTAAGTGGGTTAAAGCCAATATCCCCAGCGAAATAGTTGAAACAGTAAGAGAATCGTCAATTGATGCGATATTGGATAAGTTCCACTATATCAATGGCGATGATGTTATTGATCCAAATGGTGAAAGAGTTGAATGGCTAGAAGGCACAATAGCTGAGCCTTATCTGGTTACTAAGTTCCATAGTGACGGCAGGGAAAGGCTGAAAAACGCCTTTCAATCAGGCCAGTTAGAGTTTAAGAAGATATGGGAGTTAGAAAATTGATTAACGATATTTATCCAATATATAGAACAATAGATGATCAGATAGATAATTGGGAATCGATTGGAGTAGATGGTAAATATGGCTCTGAACAGCACTTATGTTAGCCTACTTGACAAGCCCATTACACTCCGACTAAGGCGGGGCCCGAAGGCAGCCCGTAGCCGAAGCGTAGGGGCAGGGTATTGCCTAACGCTGATGCTATCGGCACTTATGCTGATACCAATCAATCCATCAAAAGCAGATATGAATCTAAAGCTTTATGCGTATAACAAATTAGATTGGTCAGAGTTTCAATGTTATAACTGGTTAATTTATAAAGAGAGTAGATGGAATCCAAAGGCGCGTAATGGATCACACTATGGCCTTGGTCAGATGCGTTCTACTTGGTATAGAGACCTTAGCCCTAAGCAGCAAATAGATGCACATATTAAATACATAAGACATAGATATAAATGCGCTTGCGATGCCTTGCAACACTTAGAGACCAAGGGCTGGCATTGAGCAGACGCTATAACTCCAGCTACTACCAAAAGACAAGACTTCAAGTGCTTCAAAGAGATTACAATACTTGCCACTATTGCGGGCTAGAAGCGACTACAGTTGATCATCTAATACCTATCAGCAAAGGTGGAACTGATGAAGCTTCTAATATGGTGGCTTGCTGCACTCAATGCAATAGTTCTAAGCGCGATCGTATGACCCCTACCTTTTTTGAGCGCGGAAGCAGACCCACGACCCCCATTGGGAAGATTTTCCCTGAAAATGGCTCGGCTAGGCACTATCAGGAATGAAACAAATTGAAATGGCTCAACTGGGAGAGATTGCTCGAGTCAGGGACGAATCGGCTTACCGAGGTGTTCCAGAACCCCGAATTCACACAAAACTTAACGATTTACCCTCACTAGGCGAGCAAATGATTAAATTCTGCGAGGAAATCGGCTTTGAGCTAATGCCTTGGCAGCAATGGCTGGCCCATCACAGCTTAAAACAGAAACCCGATGGCCGATGGGCTCACCCAGTAGTGACTTTGCTTTGCGCTCGGCAACAAGGCAAATCAACCTTTATGGCGCTTCAAATCTTATTTAGGATTTATGTATTAAAAGAAAAACTGCAAGTCCATACCGCTCATAAATTAACTACCTCAGCAGAGCTCTTCTATAAGATTTATGCAATTATTGAACAGAATCCAAGGTTAGCTGCTGAATTTACTAAGAAACTGGAAAGTAAAGGATTTCAAGAGCTTCAATTTACTGAAGGTAGGCGATATATCGTCCGAGCCAATAACTCGGCTGGTAGAGGCATTGCAGCCCCTGAAACGATACACCTAGACGAAGCCCGAGAATATAAAGATGAAGATGTCTGGTCTGCCTTGCGATATACACAAATGGCTTCAGCCAATCCTCAAATATGGGTTTATTCAAATGCTGGAGATCAACACAGCATTGTTCTAAATAAACTTCGAGAAAGAGCAATGGCTGCGATTTTCGGTGGCAATGATGATATTGGCTGGTTTGAATGGTCAGCCCCTATTGGTATTAAATTCGATAACTCACCAGCCTTCTGGCTAGGTGTCTGCCAAGCTAATCCATCACTTGGCATAACAGTCCATCCAGATAATATCCGAGCCGTATTGTCAGACCCCGAAGATATTGTGCGCACAGAAGTTTTATGCCAATGGGTCGATACGATAAACCCAGTTATCAATCCGTCTCAATGGGAAAGTTGCAAAGTTGAGGGGCTTCGACTCAACCCTGAAGCAGATACTTGGCTGGCTATTGATCTAAGTCCTAGCAGGAAAGAAGCGGCTTTAGTCGCTAGTCAAAGACTTGAGGGAGATATGTTCCAAGTTATATTGCTGCAGACTTGGCATAACCCTGCCAATCTGGACGATAAAGCAATGGCTAATGATGTAGCCGAATGGGTGCGAAAGTATCCAGTTCAGCTGGTTGCCTATTCAGCCAAAACCGCGTCAGCGGTAGCAGCTAGGTTAGCTCCTGCAGGAATTAGGGTTGAGCCAATAGATGGTCTTGATTATGCCCAAAGCTGCGATGAATTACTGGGAGCAATTTCATCTCAGCGGTTAGCTCACTCGGGACAGGAAGAGCTGACCAAACAATGCCTATCCGCCGTCAAACTCCCTTTCGGTGACGGCGGCTGGGTAATGGGTCGGAAAGTCAGCAATACGACAATCTGCGGAGCAATTGCTTCAGCTTTAGCAACACACTATGCAACGATGGCTGAAAGTAGCGTTGATATTCAAATAGTGTAAGTAGGCTCGCTTACAATGTAAGCAATGGGTGCTATAAGAGATTTCCTATTTCCAGCAGTTGAGGCCAAGCGCCCTATTGCCGTTACTGATGTTCAAGCAGCTTTAACACCAGTTCAGATTTCAGATTCAGTTTATAATATTCTCGGCGGTGCAACTAATACCACTCGCCAATTAGCAATGAGCGTTCCATCTGTTGCAAGAGCTCGCAATATCATTTGCGGAACTATTGGCTCATTACCTTTAACAACTTTTAATCGTATAACTGGCCAGTATGTTGATCCACACAGAGTTATCAATCAGCCAGACCCAAGAGTTGCAGGATTTGTAATCTATTGCTGGCTTGCAGAAGATATCTGGCTATATGGCGCTGGTTATGGTCAAGTCCTTGAGATGTATAGCGCAACCGATGGCGGACGCGTAAGAGCTTGGACTCGCGTAAGTCCAGACCGCGTTACAGTTGATACTGATTTCCTTAACACCACAATTACTGGCTACAAAGTTGATGGTAAAGCAGTTCCGCTTAGTGGCGTAGGTTCAATCATAAGATTTGATGGTGGAGATGAAGGATTGCTTCACAGAGCTGGCAAAACAATTGCTGCAGCTGTTTATCTTGAGAACGCAGCAGTAAATTATGCTAAAGAGCCAGCACCTTCAATGGTGTTAAAGTCCAATGGCACTAATCTAACTGCCGAAAGAATTTCATCCTTGCTTACTGCCTGGAAAACTGCTCGCCAATCTCGCTCAACAGCTTTCTTAAATGCAGATGTAGAATTACAGCAATTTGGTTTTGATCCTAAATCAATGCAACTTGCAGAGGCGCGTCAATATGTAGCACTAGAATTAGCTCGGGCCTGTGGAATACCTGCCTACTTCTTGAGCGCCGAAACGACTTCTATGACTTACTCAAACGCGGTGTCCGAGCGGCGCTCATTAGTAGATTTCTCACTTCGCCCAATACTTAAGGCAATTGAGGAACGCTTATCGTTACCGGACTTCACACCCAATCCAGTAATGACGCGCTTTGCACTTGATGACTTCTTACGCGGTAACGCATTAGAAAGAGCTCAAGTTTATGAAATTCTAAACCGCATTGGCGCGATGAGCGTTGAGCAAATTCAGCGAGAAGAGGATCTAATTCCAAATGAAGGTTAATATGCCAATGGCAGTTACAGCTGCCGACACAATAAAGCGAACAATTACTGGAACTATTGTTACTTGGAATGAGCAAGGCAATACTTCAGTAGGCCCAACAGTCTTTGCTTCTGATTCAATTGAAATGAAGCCAGTTAAATTGCTTCTTGAGCACGACCGCACTCGCCCAATTGGCAAAATGGTCTCTCACAATGTAACTAAGTCTGGCATCGAAGCTACTTTCAAGATTGCCAACACTATGGCTGGAGAAGATGCCCTAATTGAAGCAACTGAAGGCTTGCGCGATGGATTTAGCGTTGGAGCCC